GGTAGATATAACTTGAATACTCTAGCCATTAATCTAAATTCATTTTTAAGAGCTGAGTAAATTCTTTTGTGAATTGCAGACATAGTTCTAGAACCACGTTCTAATAATGCAACTGTAGTTCCAACTGCTGCTTGTTGATTACCATCACCAACTTGTAAATCTGCGATAGATGCAAATCTTTGTCCTGCACCAACTACGACACCCATTAATTGTAATAATGTTTGTGATGGTTCTTTAAATGGTAACATCATAAACGAATCTTTTAAATTTCCACCAGGTGCATCTACATCTCTAAACTCACCGGGTTGAATTGATTGTGCATCATCTCTAATTCTTATACCTCTCATTTTGAAACCAGCTGGCAGATTAGATAACGTTCCCGCATCCAAGAGCTGTCTTAAAGCTGCAGTCGCTGTTCTCGACAGTCCACCAATCATGTGGATTAGACCGAACCCATAAAAACCAAGTCCAGGTAAAAATTTAAAGTGAACAAAATATTGAATTTTGTTTTTCTTTACATCACCTATTTCATAATTTCTTTTAATAGATAAAATTTCTCTTGACCCTTCTGCTAGAGTTACAATATATGGGACCTTAATTCCTGATGGCTCACCAGTCTGTGGATCTTCATCTTCAAAACCTTCAAGATCTAAATTCACATGACACTCTAACAAAGTATACAAATCATCGTTTTGAGATTTCCTAACTCCTTCAAGTTCTCTTTCTTTTTTCTCTACTTCTGATTCTTTGTCTACAGCATCTCCTAGTTCTATATCTCTATAAAAACCTGCTACCTGTTGTTTTCTTAATTCGTTTTCAGAAATTTTTACTTTATGAATGATTGCTTCCGCATCGTCCAATGAGGTAGCCGTGTACGGAACAACCAAATCATCCGCAGGAACAAATTTAGAAACTGCTCTACCTTCTACTTCATCAAAGTAAACTTTTTTGAAAGTAGATCCTGCTAATGGTAGATGAAATAACATAGAATCAAATTCTGGTTCATACTCTTTCATTTGATCCATAATTTGATAATTCATAAAATCTTTAACACGATCAGCTTGTTGAACTTTATCTGGAGTTTGTAATCCAAGAATCTGTGATCTTACCGGTCCATCTGATGGTAGTAATTCTTTATAAGCTAAAGATTGAAATTGAGTAACCGCTTCTGCTAGAACTGGGTGTGTTGCACCTGAAGCTCCTTGGAATGGTTCTGTTCTTTGATCATATTTAAATCCTAATAAATCTAAACCTTGTGTATAAGTTTTCTCCCAGTCTTTTCTTGACATAGAGTAATCCGTATACTTTGAGTTTAAATCTGATGCTAATGATTCCAAAACATCATCGGGTAAAAATTCTGCTAAGTTTGCATAGTGGTCTTCACCACCTTCTTGTGATCCAGCTTTTGGATCAAAGTTAATATCAACTGATCCATCTTCATTTTGTACTTGCTCTACTTCTCCTGGTTTTTCTAATTCTGCTTCAACTTCTTCTACTAAAGTTTCTTGAATCTCTTCTTCTCCAGGAAGCGAAATTTCTTTTCTAGGCTCGTTTGGTAGAGCTTTGTCGATTGTATCGTTTGCCATTTATTTTCTCCGTATGTTTGACTGTTCTAACAGTATTGTAGTTAATATTCAAGCCCTGAGGTGTGGGTCCTGATTTTGGAGGAGGTCCTGATGTTTTACGAAGATAAGATTTGTTTTGCATATTTCCCATACATCACCCCGCCGTTTTTCTTATTAAATCTTTTAAATAACTCTTGTCCTGGTCCCAAAGCAAATTCTTGGTATGACATTCTGTCATCATAACCACCCTTACCACTAAAGAAATAATCTCTCATCCATCTCTCAGATTTAGGCATTGTGCCTTTATCAAAACCAATACGTCCACCATTTTTTTTATTTAAAACAGATGAATCTATTTCTTTCTCGTCAACTATAGTTAATCCATATTTGATTGCATGTGATCTAGTTGTTTTTTCTAATTTTTTTCCTTCAGGGCCATAAGCCTCAACTATTACTAATTCGTCATCAGCACCATTACCTTTTGCAAAACCAATACGACCACCTTCAGCCATTTTTGGAAAATACTCTTCTGCAAATTTATCTATATCCATACCCGTGCCTTCTTTGCCACCAAGTTCAATATATTTTTTTGTAACCATTGAATTATATTCAGTGTCACCGCCATCTAAAAAATTAACTCGTTCTTCTACTTCTTCACCATAAGCCGGAGGCATTCGTTTTTTCTCTCCTTCTTGCTTACCTAGTTCAGAGTCATAATAATTTTTTCTTTCTTTAAGAAAACCTAAACCTTCTTGCATTGTGATAACACCTTCTTTAACACCTTTGTCTAAAGTTTCTTGAATTAAACCTATGAGATAGTCATTGGAAGATGGTCCTGTTCCATAAATGCCTTGCAGTAAAGTATCCGCAGATTTTTTAAATTGTTCGACAGTGTATGGTTTTGGGATTGGTTTGTCTGGCATTACAGGACTCCTGCAATACCGCCTTTAGCTCGTTTTTGTTTTTCTTTTTTTACTTTATCAAGCATTCTTTTAATTTCTTCATCCTGTGCTTTTAATTTTTTATAGTAAGTTTTGTAATCTGCAACATCTTCAACATCAGGATTCATAATTTGATTTTCTCTCATGTTTTTAATTTCAGTTACAACAGCGGGGTTACCCATTAGTTTAGGAGTTCCTTGTGCGTAATTCATTCTACCACCATCTTTAACACCCATTCTAGCTTCAGCTAACATTTGTCTTATAAATGATTTAAGATCCATTGGTTCTCTACCCATCTCTTGCATTTCAAAAACATATTGCTCATACTCTCTAAGCAACATTGGATCTGTTCCGCCTGCCATTTTAATTGATGGAGCATCTCTCTTACCATATCTATCTTCGATTTGCATTTCTAAATATTCCATCTCTTCTTCATCTAATAATTCTAAAGGCTTACCAAACAAATCTAAAGACATATCATTTTTCTCAGCCATTGGATCTGGAGCTGATGCCATCATTTTACTTTCTTCAAGACTCTTGATCCCTGAAGCCTGATCCTCTGAACCCATTGCGTAATTTGATCTCATCATATTGCCAGTATAATTTATATTGCCTCCGCCTGCAACATCTTTTCTAGTTCTTCTCATAGCTTCTTTGACAGCTTCACCAAACTCAAAACCTTCTTCGTCCATGAGTTTTTTCACTATCTTTGACATTTCTGATTCTTGATATTCTTCAGCCATATCTAATAATACACTTTTGGTGTTTGTTGTAAAGGTTCATCTTGATAATCATCTGGGTGATTAATTAAACCTCCTTGTCTAAATCTCATTACTGCTTGAGTCATTGAGTCAACTAAATCGTCATGATCTCCATAGGGGAATGCTGCGCATTCTTCAATTACATCTTGGGCAAACTCCATTTCAGTTGGAGCCCAGATTCTACCAGACTCAAATAACGGAGATACTGAGTTAACACGAGTATGTTTATCATTACCTTTTGATGGGGTAAAATTTAAAACTGGTATACCCATTTTTCTAAGTTCATAAGTAAGCGGTAACCCTGATGCCTTACTCTCGATTATAACCGTCTCTGGATTCCAATAACCATATTGATCCATAGCCACTCTACGTAACTCTGGAAACTCATACCGACCTTTTATTGCATCAAGCAACATGAGACAGGGACCACTATCCTCGTTTGGATGAAACACGCCCCAGGTTGTAATAGCAGAATAGTCAGCAGTTTGTTTTTTCATAAAAGCTGTATCGTAAGATTGTATAATATGTTCTATCGCAGGTAGCTCTTCTTTCTCCCAAGGTTGCCACCATTCACGTTTAATTAATGCTCCTTCTTCTGAAGTTGGGTTCTGCATATACTGTGCATTCCACTTTGCACCAGGGATAGAAGCCTTGACTGATTCTAAATCCTTCAGGTTCCAGTATTCAGGCCACAGGGGTTTACCACTTGGTAGGATTGCAGGAAACTCAATCACCTCCCATTGATCAGCCTTTGGTTCTTTTTGTGCAGATATCAAACGACCTGCCAAATCTTTTTCATTCCATCTAGTCATTACAATTACAATTGTTCCACCAGGTTGAAGACGTTGACGT